AAGTTGTAGTAAATTCTCCTCTTATGGAACAATATATTAGAGAAAATTATCCTGGATATAAAATTATTAGTTCAACAACTAAACGTTTAACAAATCCTACTGATTTCTTAGCAGAATTAGATAAAGATTATTATCAAGTATGTTTAGACTATGATTTAAATAAAAATAAAGAATTATTGGAAGCAATTCCAAAAGAGAAGCGTGGAAAATGCGAATTTTTAAGTAACGCTATTTGCGGTTCTAATTGCGCTTTTAGAAAAACTCATTATGCAAAAACTGGAATCGCTCAGCTTACATATTTACGAGACACTTATAATGTTTTAGGTGTATGTAAAATTAAAGAGAACATTACTCATCCCTCCGTTCTTGGTAAAGGAAATAATTTAACAAGAGCTGAAATGCAAGAATATAATAAAATGGGATATAAATATTTTAAATTAGAGGGAAGAACTATTCCATCTTCAGATTTATTAGGATTATATTTATATTATTTTATTAAGCCAGAATGTCAAGCTGAAGTATTATCTTTAATTGTTTCTCAAGACGGAATTTTTATTAATGATAAAAATTCTTCTCGAGTTGGAATAGTTGATACACCTAAAAATTATTATTCTATGGATTAAGGAGTAAAAAATGGATTGGTTAGAATTATTAACTAAAATTTTTGAGGTATGTATTATTCCTCTTCTTGGAGTTTTAACTACTTATCTAGTTAAATACATTCAAGCTAAAAATGAAGCTTTTAATACAGAATCTGATTCTGCATTAGCTAAAAAGTATACAGATATGTTAACCAATACAATTACAACTTGCGTAATTGCAACAAATCAAACATATGTAGATAGTTTAAAACAACAAGGTTCATTTGATAAAGAAGCTCAAGAAGCAGCTTTTCAAGAGACCTTATCTAAAGTATTAAGTATTTTAAATGATGATGCTAAAAATTATCTTAAAGAAGCATATGGAGATTTAGATATATATATTACTAATATGATTGAAGCAACAGTAAATGAACAAAAAGCTAATAAGGGAACCTCTTAATTGAGGTTCCTTTTTTTGTTTATTTTTAACAAAAATCTATAATATATTTTTGTTCAAAGTATACAAAACATATAACGCGTTAAACCGATCAATTTGATACTTTTGTATAAATTTTATAAAGATATTTAAAATTTTCTGAGAAAAGTTTATGCAACATTTTAGGGTTTTGTTTTAAAATTTTGCTCATTCAAAAATCAATATATAATGTAAGAAAGAGAGAAAAATTTTCTTACAGAAAGGAAGTATACTTTTTATGTATCCTACAAATAATAGCTATTATAACCAAATGCAACCTCAAACTCAATACTATCAAAATCAGATGCAGAGTCCTTCTTCGATGATACGTCCTCAGATGATGGCGACTGTAAAAGGTAGACCTGTATCATCTATTGAAGAAGCGAGAGCTGCTACAATAGATTTTGATGGTTCGATTTTTTATTTTCCAGATTTGGCAAATAAAAAAATTTACACAAAGCAGATAAATATGGATGGCACAGCCACACTAAACATGTACGAATTAAAAGAAATGCCTGTTGAACCACCGTTGAATAGTTCTGCTTATGTAACACGAGAAGAATTTGAGATAGCTATGACTCAATTAAAAAGTTTTTTAAGTCAACCTTCTACGGCATCGACGACCCCGATGAGCGAGCCGCAACCGCAAAAAGCTGAACAAGAAAAATCAAAAGAGCCATTAAACTTAAACTTTTAAGGAGGTAATATAATGAATATTAATCCTATGCAGTTTATTCAATTAATTAGAAATGGCGGAAATCCACAACAATTAATGATGAATCTTTTAAGCCAAATGCAAGGAACTCCTATGGGCAACAATCTCTTAAGCATGGCGCAAGCTAATGATACAAAAGGTATTGAACAATTAGCTAGAAATTTATGCCAACAAAGAGGTGTAGATTTTGACCAAGAATTTAGTAATTTTAAACAAATGCTTGGTCTCAGGTAATTTAAAAGGAGGAACCAATATGTTTAATCAGGGTTCAGGATATTCATTATCAGACATTGCAGCTGCTTCTGGAAATCGTGGAGAAGCTGGCTGGACAGATGGCATGGGAGCTTGGTGGATTATAATCCTATTCTTATTCGTCTTTATGGGCGGAGGTTGGGGAGGCAACTGGGGTAATGGAGCTAATTCAGCTGCAACTCAGGGCGCCTTAACTAGAGCAGATTTAAGTCAAGACTTAAACTTCCAGAATGTAGAAAATGGTGTTAGAGGAATTCAGCAAGGACTTTGTGATGGATTCTATACTAACAACACAACTCTATTAACCAATTTTGGTAATGTGCAACGTGATTTGTGTACAGGATTTAGTTCTGTCGCACAAGGATTTAATACAGTAAACGCTAACTTAGCTGATAATCGTTATGCAATGCAGTCTTGTTGCTGTGATACAAACCGCAATATAGATGCAGTTAGATATGATAATTCTCGAAATACTTGTGAAATAACTCAAGCTATTAGAGAAGAAGCTGAGCAAACAAGAGCTTTAATCAATGCTAATACAATGCAAGAGTTACGTGATAGATTAGAAGCTAAGAATAATGAGCTACAGTCAGCTAACTTCCAGTTATCTCAATGCGCTCAGAACGCTTACTTAGTAAATGAACTTCGTCCATGTCCGGTTCCTGCATATTTGACATGTAGTCCATATGCAGCTTATTCTAATGGATGTAGTTGTTAAGTAAATAAGTAAAGGAGATTTGTATTTATGGAAATTACTGCGACAACAGCTCAAACAGTAGCAGCTAATCAAGATATATTATTTACGAATACTGCGGTTGAAGGCAACTGCAGTATTCTTCACAGAAGTGGAAGCGGGCTTGTTAATTTACGCGGTCTAACGCAACAATGCAGAGCTCGTTACAGAGTCACTTTTGGATGTAATGTAGCAGTTCCAACAGGCGGCACAGTTGATTCAATTTCAGTAGCAATTACTATTGATGGAGAGCCTATTGCTTCTTCAATGATGATTTCTACTCCTGGAGCCGTTGATGATTATAATTCAGTATCTGGCGCAATTTTTATTGATGTTCCAAAAGGATGCTGCTCTCAAGTTAGTATTAAAAATACTTCAACACAATCTATTTTAGTTCAAAACGCTAATTTGATTGTTGAAAGGGTGGCGTAAATGAAAGATCTTAAAAGAATGAAAAAAATGCTTATGGAACAAGTCGAAATGGAATTAGAAAATCCACAGAGTGCAGATACTAAAGAATTAGGTGAAGTTGTAGATATGATTAAGGATATTGCCGAAACAATGTATTACTGTAGCATTGTAAAAGCAATGGAAAAATCAGAGCCGGAAGAAATTATGGCATATCATGATGATTATCAGCCACATATAATGAAAGAAGAAAGACCTATTGAAAACCATTTTCACGAGTATAAAAAAGTTAAGAAAATGAGTAATGATCCAATTCTTTCAATGCAACATCTTGAAGGTTATATTAATGAACTTCAAAAAGATATAATGGAAATGGCATCTACCGCATCTCCAGAAGAAAAACAAATGCTACAAAAGAAAATAGCTGTACTTGCTTCTAAATTAGCATAAAAAAATAAGGGAAGAACTTTTATAGTTCTTCCCATTTTTTTTGTTTATTCATCAGTTTCATCTGTAGTAACTGTTAAAGTCCTTTCAGCCTTCTTTTTGACTAAATTAAATAAACGATCTCCATTGTGATTACCACCTAGCCCATTGTAAGCATCATGATCATTATCAATTTCTTGGTATTCTTCCAATGATATGTCATGATTTTCATTAAGTAACATGATACACGCTTGTTTAAATTGACGTCCTTGAAGTGATAAAATGCCTTTTTTTAAACAGCTTAATTCTTCTTTTAATTCATCAATTTCCCCCTGGAGAACCTTATCGTCATATTGAGACTGTTGATAGCTATCTGATATTTCAGATTTCAGTTTACTATAGAATTCATCTTGCTGAGCTTTTTGTTCTTTTTTTACTAATTCTGCATATCGTTTTAAGAAGATTCCTCCACCAGTAACAATAAGCCCAAACAAAAACTCAATCCAGTATTTCACAATAAATTCTAACATAAATAAAGAAATTCGCCTCCTAGTCTTTTTATGTCCTCATAGAATATAAAAAGTAGAAAGCGAATTTTAAATTAATCTGACCAATCAAATCCTTTTGAAGATTCTTTTATTAAAGTATCTACTTTATCTTGTTTATTTAGAAAATAAGAACCAATGCAAATTGCATCTGACTCATCTTGCGTTGCTTTTATTCCATATATATTAGTAACATAAGCTTGCGCTTTTCGCTTTTGCTCTTGGCGAGTCCTTCCTTTTATTCCAAGTGCGGATTTCCAAGAACTAGCTAATACAGATGTATTAGGTAAATCTAATTCAGTCACCAATTCATAAATAACTCCATAAACCTCTGCTAAAGCTTTAAAAGTCTGAACATTATTGCCAACATTAGATTGAAGTTGAATATCTTCAAAAATAACTTCTTCAATACCATAGTCAGCGATTAATTTAGCAACAGCTTCGCGTATTCTAAATAATCTTTCCCCAAGACTTTCATTATTAAAACTTAATTTTCCAAAAGTCTCTAATTTTCCATCAATAAAAACCGCATATCCAGAAACTTTACTTGCTTGATCTAAAGCTAACAATCTCATGTAGCTGGCTGTAACACATCCTGATCTGCATATGAAGTGGATCCAAATCCACCTGTTCTAAGCCCACCTTCAACATCATCTTCTGTTTTCAAATAGGGCTTAATAATGCCTTGACCAATCGCGTCACCTTTCTTCAATAAAATAGGATAAGGGGAAAGGTTAATCAGCTGAAAGAAAATTTCTCCTTCATTATCTTTATTGTTATAATAATCACCATCAATAATGCCAACTCCATTAGCTAAAATAAGCCAATATTTTAAAGGAGAAGAACTGCGCACGCTAAGTTCAAGATAAGTACCTGGCTCAAGTTTGCATTTAACTCCTGTTGGGACTAAAGTCGGCTTTGCATTATATTTCTTAGTTAATGCCGCAACTTCATCAATAGTTTTATTTTTTTCTTCATAGATAGGAAGTCTATCTGCAAGTCTTAAAGTATCATATAAATTTTTATATGGTAAAATAACCGTATCTTCAGCTACTGTAAAATCATAACCTGCGGCTTCTTTTGTTTTTCTTACTGGACGCTGGATGTCCATATCAGCGTCCGCATATTTACTAACTACTTCAAATCTTGCCATAATTAAAACCCACTTCCATACTGAACATCAATATGTTCCTCTGGATCTTTCTCTTCATTAAAAGTAATTTTTGCTTTAACTACCTGATATTCTTCAATAATTTCGCCTTTAGCTTTAATATATTTTGTTGTATAACTAAAGCTAGTAAGCTCGCCGCAATCAATCTGTTCAAGTTCTTTTCTTAACGCCAAAGCGTCTTCTACTGTTGGAACTCTGTAAGTATTTACGCTGTTAATTAAATATTTGTCCATAATTAAATTACCTCTACTATTAATTCATTATTTAAAAATTGTGTTGTTTCATAAAGATTTTTTGCTATATCGCTTAAATATTTTTTATCTCCTTCAAGTACAATATGAGGAATTTTTAATGTATAACTCAAATCATTTAAATTATCTACTAATTCCCACAATGGAGATTTAGCTGTTTTTATAACTTTATCATCTTGTACAATAAAAATAGTTTGATCTATCGCAAAATAATCTACTGTACATACAAGTTTATTATCCACGGAAAGTAACAACTCCTTTATCATACTCAAACAAATATAAACAAGTTACATTTTCTTTTTGCTTTACCCAAATTTCAAGTGCATTATCAACTTGATTTTTAGACAATGAGACTAATTCTCCTACATTTTGTAAACAATCAATTACTGCTAACCCTAAATTATCATATTCAAGATTATCACCAGTTTTTGAAAATAATGTAAAATAACCAATTTCTTTTCCATAAAGCATAAAATATTTATTATCTGAAGATTCTGCCATCTTGTTGATAGAATCTATCATATCTTTAATTTGTTCTTGATTATATGTTGGTAGCTGAGAAATGATTTGTTTATTCATATCGTATAGATTTAATTCTAAACCATCAGATTTAATATTCATTGCTTTCCAGCCTTTATTCCACACATAAAATTCTTTTTCATCTTCGACCCAAGCGATTTCGCCAGGCTCAAAATATAAAAGAGGATTATCTAACTCTTTTCTAGTTTGAAAAGTAACCATCTACTATGCTCCTTTCTTATTTTAAATATATTATATCAAAAAATATGTTAAAAGTCAAAAGGTGCATAATAAATGTTCTGATTACTAGAACCTCTTAAAAATAAAGTCGTATCTCTTAAAGATTCAATATAAGGACCATCAATTAGAGCATCAATATTATCTAAAATACTTTTTACTTTTGGAAAATTACTTTCTTTTAAATTTTCCAAAGTGTATCCTGTCCATAGGTAGATCTTCACATTTGGTAATTTTTCTTTGATAGAATTAACTACAAGTAAAGTCAGTAATTGATTTTCTGGACAGAGAGGCTCTCCTCCCATAATACATAAATTTCGTTTTATTCCATTTGCCGTTAAAGCATTAACAATCTCTTGAATTGTTTCTGGAGTAAATTCTTTTCCACCATCAAAGTCCCATGTCTCGGGGTTATGACACCCCGGACATCTATGAGGACAACCTTGAGTAAAGAATGAAACAGAAACTCCAGGAGCAGCAGCAAAATCATTTTTTATAATGCCTGCATAATTCATTCTAAGTAACCTCCATGCTTAACCCTATGATGCACTTCGTCTTGCTTACCTAAGTTAAAAGCTGTTGTATAATTACCAGTTAAATAACCGGTTACACGACGTAATTGCTGAATATGATGACTTCCGCAAACTGGGCAAGTATCATTAAATTCATCGCAGTATCCACAATCAAGGCAAGTATCATTAGGCACATTGACCGCAAAGTATGGAATATCATGATCCATAGCATAATTAACTACTTGTTCTAATCCTTCAAGATTATTTTTAATTCCACAATCAAGCTCTACATAAGTAATACATCCCGCAGAGCTGTAACCAGTAAGCTGTGATTCAATATCAATTTTATCAAAAGGACTCATTTTTTTCCATACTGGAACATGAATTGAGTTTGTGAAAAATTCTTTATCTGATACATTAGGAATTTCTCCATATTTATCTTTGAATTTCTTTAAAGAAGTATAACATAAATTCTCAGCCGGAGTATAATAAACTCCAAAGTTTAATTTATATTCTTCTTTAAATTCAGCACATCTAGTTTTAAATAATTGTTCAATCTGTTTAGCTAACTCCATGCCTTCTTTTGTAGTATGATCTTTACCAATAAGAATCTGGAGAGTTTCAGCTAATCCGATTTGCCCAATAGCTAAAGTACCATGCTTAAGGGCTGATCTAATTCCTTCTTCTGGAACATATCCTGCCATTACTCCATTCTCATACATAAACTTAGCAGAATCCGCAGATTGAGAACAAATCCAATCAAATCTTTCAATCAACATATCTTTTGCTTCATGTATTTTTTTATCAAGAAGTAATAAAAATTCATCAACATATTTAATAGATCCTGGATACATGTAATCATGGTCTATATGTTCCTTTGCTTCCATCGCTAATGTAGGCATAATAATTGTTACAGGACAAATATTTCCACGTCCATCTTTTTTCTGACCCAGACCATTAACATCCCAACCATTGGCTGTTCTGCATCCCATTGTTGAGAAATAAGTACATGGGTCATTTATATCATATCCTTCATTACCACTCCAATCAACATTCGCATAATTTGGATAAAGTCTTTGCGCAGTTGATTTTAAAGCTAATTGGAATAGGTCATAATTTGGATCTCCTGGTTGTCTATTAACACCTTTCATACACTGAAAAATTCCACATGGAAAAATTGAAGTTTTATGAAGTTTACCAATACCCTCAATAGATACTTCTAGTAAAGCCTTAGTGATCATTCTTCCTTCTGGAATAGAGCAAGTACCATAATTAATTGATGTAAATGGAAGCTGATTGCCAGAACGTGATTGAAGAGTATTTAAATTATGGTACATACCTTCAACAGCTTGATAAATTTCTTTTTCAGTTTTACTCATAGCATATTTATAAGATGCACTATCTAAACAATAAATATTATCATCTACAATAGATGTATCATCCGGTATATCTTGGTGTAAACAAATATCAGCTATCCATTCTACTCCATCTAAATAATGCTTTCTAAAGCTTTTTCTTACGTAAGGTACCATAGTCCAGTCAAGATGAGTAGCACTAACCCCACCAAATTGCTGTAAAGACTGCAACTGGAAAATAACAGCCACAAGCTGGAAAGCAGTGTTAACGCTATTAGCGGGACGCACATCTGTTTGTCTCGTATTAAATCCGTTCGCCAACAGATCATCAAAAGGAATAGAGAGGCAATTATGCATGCCGACAGCGTAACTATCAAGATCATGTATATAGATTTCATTATTTAAGTGATTCTCCCTTGCTTTTTTAGAAACAATGAAATTTAGCGCATAGTCTTTTGTCATTACACTATTAGCTTCGCCCATACGACCTCCAAAAGAATGTTCATCAACATTAGCATTTTGATTCTGAACATTACTTGCGGTTAATTTTTCACTAATAGCTTTAATAAATTCATCATTATGATTCCTTACAGCTTCTCTCTTATAACGATAACGAATATAAGCTTTTGCTACATCTCTACGTTCAGAGCGCATTAAGAAATCTTCAACCATATCTTGAATTTTTTCAACATCTACAGCAGCTAAATCTTTTTTTATTTTACTCATATCTTGCAGAGCAATTTGAATATCTTCCGCAATATCTTCAGCAGTATCAGTTTCATATAAAGTTCCATCAACTTCTATCATGGCACTATTTACTGCATTAATAATTTTTTGTTTATCAAAAGGTACTGAAGTACCATCTCTTTTTACGATATTTAACATTTAATCCCTCCGTCTAAATCTAGTTATAGTCCATAGGGGCCTACACTAAATTTAGAGTTTGTTATTATTTTATTATCTCATTTTGCCCTTTATGCGCCCTCTTGGACAAGTTTAAGAATTTTTTCAACTCCAGAATTTAAATCAGATTCAGTTTCATTTATAATATCCTTATAATTAAAATCTAATTCCTCTCCATCAAAATCAAGCATATCAGCTCTAAAGCGTCTGATTATTTCATTAACATCTGGATCAGATTCTCTATTGAGCTGGCGCAAAATTCTTGTCTTATCTGAAGCTTGTACATAAAATACATGTACATCAACATTTTTATTATGTAGTAAAGACTCTATTCCAGCTGGATTAAAGACTCCAATATTCCAAATATCGGATCTTAATGATTCAAAACCTGTTCCATAGAACCAATCATTAAAACATGTCGCTTCTAACATTTCTCCTTTTAGAACTTTATCTCCAAAAGTTTCTGGATCTAAAAAGAAATAATTAACACCATCTATCTCACCTTCTCTTGGTGGTCTTGTAGTACAGCTAACAATCTCATGTAAAGTACAATCTTTCTCTAATACTTTTTGCAAAATTGTATCTTTACCGGACCCCGCTTTTCCAATTATTGCAATAATCTTATACATTATACCTCCTTTTGGAAGAGGATTACTCCTCTTCCAAATCACCCTGATATCTATGATCTCTTAATAGAATTCTTCCATCTTCATATATTTCATCAATTTTATATAACTGATGACCACCAGAAGATGCATACTTTTTAGAAATGAAATCATCTCCAGAACGAATACCCATTACTACAATCATATTACCTCTATTAAACCAAGATTTTTCAACCACATGCTTTACTCCATCATCACCTTTAACTGAAATTTGTTTATCAAATAAAGCAAAATATTCTTTTCTAAACTTAACATTTACAACTCCAGAAGTGGTTAATAGAGTAACTGTACTCTTTGCTTTATTCTTGGCAATACATGTACCGCAAATCTTATTCAATTTAAAGATATTGATTGTCTTTCCGCCTTTAGTGAAAGTTCTTTCAACTACTGGATTTTCTGGAAGTTTAAAGAAATCACTAAAACCATATAAAGTATTATTTACATGTGCTAATTCGTGTTCGTGATAATAAAAACATAATGCTTCCATTTCCCATGCAGATATTGTTCCTTTGGCATATTTTTGCCAATCGTCCATAAAGATTTTAGAATTAAGTTCATCTAAAATGGCCTCTTTATCTGCGGCAATCCAAACTCTAAAGACATCCATCCAACTCTGATAATATTTATCCCATGCTTTTACATCAAGATAATATCCTAATCCATCACATGTAATTAAGTCATTCATTTCTATTTCAGATAAGAAATTAAAGGCTCTATCATCAAGTGTATAATATGTCATAGCTTTATTTGGTCTACACATTGCTTTTAAGTATCTATTAAATTCATAGATTCTTCTTGCCATAACTCTTTCATCTGTATCTTCTGGAAGAAGATTATGTCGAATCAAACCAGGAAGATTCTGCAATGTAAGTCTCTTTTTCTTATCACATGTTTCCCAAATGTACCATCCCATACACTGACGACGATCCATCATATCATCAAAAGCTCCACCTTTAATAAGCGAAATCATTGCTTGCTTTCCGGGATGAACTTTATTTAAAAAGTCTCTAGGAGAAACGTAAGGTCTATTCTTAATTGTCGCTTCAATTATATCATCACCAACATTCAACATAGCTTTCATGCCATAAAGAATCCTATGATTTTCTGCATCTGGTTTAAATCCAAAATCTGAATGATTAATATTTACTAAACTAAGATTAATACCAGCATTAATAATTTCACCCATAGCTTTTGCAATTTTACCATAGTCAGTTTGTCCTGCATTTTCTGGATCAGTTGCGCCACTATTTACAATTAAACAAGCTGTATTCCAATAAATAGGATCCCAGTTAGTTGCGATAAATAATGTCTGAACACCGATGAAAGAATAAGCTAATGCGTGGATTACACTGAATGAATAACCCATCTGCGGACCTGCGCCATATTTCCAGATATATTCTCCCAATTTTTTGGAAGTTGCCTTAGATAAAACTTTTGCTTTCAATTCTGGAATTTTTGACATCTGCTTCTTACCAACAATTTTACGAGCCGCATTTGCTTCACCAAGAGAAAAACCGCAAATATCTTTATCCATTAACATTCTCATTAACTGTTCCTGACTTGGCGGAACTCCATATGATTGTTTAAAGTAAGGTTCAATAGTTTTTTGCTCTTCTTTTGTTAGACCAAAATTATCCATTTCTTTATACCATAAGCTAATATCTTTCTTATACTTACAGTATTTTACCATTGGGCGCTCCTCACCTTCTTCTCCAGTGAGTCGCATAAGACCATTCGCATCTGCCATTTCAAGCACATTCTGCGGTCTAATCATTTTCGCCGCTTGGGCTCCAACCTGTGAATCAAACTGAAATGTATTAATTACAGATACATTACTAAGAGCATCCCAAATTTTTTGATCCTGTAGAGGAAGAACATTTGGATGAAAATACTTATTATATACTTCACGTAATTTTAACTCTGGATCAATTAAATTATCAGCCTGAAGTAATTGAATTGTTTGAACTAATTTATCCTGAACCTCAGTTACAAGAAAATCATATTTTGTTAAACCCATATACTCAGCATTATGAAGATCAAACTGAGTAATAACCTCTCCTTTTGGAGTTTTCATAAAAGCGCTATGCTCAAATGGGTCACCATCAAAAAGAATAACTCCAGAAGCATGAGAAGAACGCTTATTTACAAGACCTTCAATAGACATAATAATATCCAATAAGCCTGGATAATTATTTACTTCACGCACAAATACAGAAATTGGTCTTCTATTTTTTTCCGGATTACCATTAACAACATCTTTAATTGGCCATAAAAATCCACGCTCTTCTGGAATTAAAGATGACATATACTGAGCTTCATCAATATCAATTCCTTCTGGATAATCCTCAGATCTATATCCACGACAAGCGGTTAATACAGCAGATTTAGTTCCTTCTGTTCCAAAAGTTGCAATAAGAGTACAACCAAGTGTTTTCTTTGCCCATTCTGCAATTCCTTTTTTAAGCATTGCGCTTCTTTCTTCTCTAATTCTTTGAAGGATTAAAGGCCTCTTAGATGGACATATATCAATATCAATATCACCAAGTTCCACACGTTCATCATTAAGATAACGAAAGAACGGAAGATCCCATTCAATAGGATCAAGCTGAGTAATACCCATAAGATAATGATTTAATGCGGCACATGAAGAACCACGACCTGCGCCAACCATCGAACCACAATCCCAAATCATATCAATATAATGTTGTAAAGTATTCGGATAACGAAACATATTTGTTTCAAGTTTTTCACTAATTACAGTTTTAACTCTAGCTTCTTCTTCAAGTTCTGTGATATATCTATCATCTGTAATTAGATTTTTTTCTTCCAAAGATTCAAGACACTGATTTACCCAATATCTATCTTGGTCATCATCAGAGTGCGCCAATCGAGTTAAGTTTGGACAAGATTCGCTATCAATACTCCATGGAATATTTTTAGGATATTTTTTAACTTCTACTCTTGGAATATCCTGCTTATGAAAAAGAGAATACTGTTCAATTTTATCTTGCATTTCAAGAGTATTATCTAAAATTTTATCTACAAAGCCATATGGAAAACAAGGGGATAATAATTCTTCAATTTCTTCTGAATCCATTAAATGCGCAAATTCATAAAAAGAATCAATTTCACGCTCTCCATTTTTAGAATTAAGATAACCTTTATGTACAGCTCGATCCTCTTTTGTAAGATAATGAGCATCAGTACCAACAACCATTTTAATTCCAAACATTTGGGCGATTTGATATAATTTCATATTGACTGTCATCTGATCTTCAGCGGTTGAAGGCGCGCACTCAATATAAAAATCGTCACCAAATAAGTTCAAGCAATATAAAATAAAATCTTGAACTTTATCCATATAGAAATTATAAGAGTTAATATCATTAACTTTTTTAGATTCCTCAGCTAATAACGCATTGCTTGATAACTCACCGCCAATACAAGCTGTGGTTGCTATGACATGACCTTTATACTGCTGGATAATATCACTTAATTCATCTTTTGTAGTTGGAACTCTTTCCATTCCTCTATCAGAATAAGAATAATACCAAGCCGTAGAGCTTAATTCTTTTAAAGCTCTATATCCAATTTCATCTTTTGCAATAAGAATGAAATGATAATACTTCTGACCATTTTGTCTTTCATCAACAAGATAGATTTCATTTCCTAAAGCAACTTTAAAATCTTTGTTTTGAATTTTTTCAAGATGTTGCAGAGCGGAAACATGAGCAGATAAACATTCATGATCTGTGATTGCAATGCCAGAAAGCCCTAATTCAATCGCTTTATCAATTAGGGCTTCTGGTCTATTAATGCAGTCAAGAAGTCTAATGTTAGAATACATTGTATGTGAATGACAATTAAAATAACTTCTTCTCATTAATATTTCCTTTCATATTTTATTTTCTATATATATTATATCATTTTTATTATAATTTATCAATTAAATCTTCTTTAAGAGAATAAAAAGAATCATAAATATTTGCCCAAGTATAATATAAAATTTGATAATCGAAAGGAACCCACTCAAAAGATTTACAAAGAATTACATAATCTGCATCTTCTAATAGCGGAAAATCAAAATCATCAAATAAAATATCTTTTGTAATATAAGCTGGATTGGCATCTTCATCTAATGGGTTAGAGTCTTTATTACGAATCCATGTGTATGAATTAATCTTTTTATTATCCCATAAATATTTTACCCAATTACCACAATCAGGTTTACTGTATTTAGGAGCTTTCCATCGTTCTCCTTCATATCCAACATCATGATGATGATCTATATTTATTAAATCAAACGGTTCAAAATCTTTAGTTATCGTAACTAGTTCTTCGTGAGATGTAATAAAAATAATTTTATCCTTGTCTAGCTTTTTAAACATCTGACAAAGATATTGAGTCAAACAATCATACTGATATAAATCTGCTTTAATGCCAGAGATAAAAGGAAATTTATTAAGATAAGTATCTATACTATCTTCATCATGTAGTAAATCATTATAAAATTCAATAGATGGCGACATGATAATATCAAAATCAATACTAACAACTTTCATAATATTCTCCTTTAATAGCAATCTGTTTTTCCAGGCTCAAGACCCATGCAAATTGGTTGACTTCCACATTTATTGCATAAATCACCATACCGAGGTTTAAAGATCGGAGTGTATAAAGCGCCGTCTTCTAATATATTTAATCCAAGAGATCTAGCATAAATACCCTGCTGGGTTTTACTTGATCCAGTATTCACTTTAATTCCATTTTTAAGAAAATTATTTCCAGTTTCTATGAAAGTAAATTTAGTGCGCGCAGCCGCACATTGCTCGCTAAGACTAGCAACCCACTCGTAATGACAAGGTCTCGCGCCCCCATAATTCTCGCCGCCGCAATTTACATTCATAATAAATCCTTCTGCAAGGTAATCCTCAATATGAATTTCACTTAATAGAGGAGCGCACATAATTCCTTTAAATTGAAATGGTAGTTCTCGCAATATTGGAATTCTTTCATCAGCTCTCTTCTGGTTCTCACAAGTCACATTCATTATTACATTATTTAGTGGTCTCTCATTCCACCAAGAAGGCAAACATTCCATAACTCGTTCTGGCCTTTTAGTAAGTAAATAGAATAAAACATCTGGACGCCTTGACATTATATCCCAGCATTCATTTCTAAACTGATCTAATCCTTCAAAGAAAAAATCTGAATTCATACATACTCGTAGACATATTCCAGAAGGTACTTTATAATTACCCTGTCTATCTTTTTTAACAGGATAATTAAATTGACTAGTTAATTTTTTACATTCAAAAAAATCTCTTTTATATCTATCATCTATCGTTTTTGCATAACAATGTTCACAACCTTCACTTTTTCCTTTACAGCCATGAATGGGATTCCAAATATCTAACGCCATATTATATTCTCCTATTTTTTATCTCATTAATACAAGTTTTTCAGAAGCACGAGTAGCTGCTGTATAAAGCCACCTTGCGTGTTCTTTTTTATCAAAAGGAAATCCTTCCTCCATAACTAAGACCTTATCCCATTCGCTACCCTGAGCAGCATGAACAGTTAATGCGTACCCATATGTAGCTTGTTTGGGAAGAATATCACCAATTTTATTCTTCATTGTTCCTAGTTGGTAAGCTACTTTCCAATCTACACAAGGCTCTTCATTTAATAAGAAGTCTTTATCAATCTCTAAGCTCTCAAAAGGTTTTCCGCCATCTGGAATGAATTCACAAGAAACAAGCGGAAGCTTATGTCTATCATTTTTAATATATGGCGGAATTTTAACAAAGCTCTCAATAGGATTCTGAATAGTTCCGACTATCCCATTAACTAGAGCTTCTCCATCTTCATTACAATCTTCCCAGTAATTACGCTTAATAATAATCTTTTCTCCAGACTGTAAAGTTCCCTCATATCCCAAAAGATGTCTCATTTGCTTATTCATATAATGTCTTGTTTTGTTTGTTGCACACAAGATAGTATCTGCCCAAAGCATATGACCCGTTGTTAAACTTTCTTTTGGAAGAATCATTACTTCTTTTCCTGTCATATATGAAAGAGAACGACCTTCTCTAATTTTCATAGTTGTTTGAATAATTTCAGATTCGGCGGCTTGCCGCATTACTTCATCTAAAAAAATATGCGGATGATCTAAGAAATCATGTGCTTCATTTTTATCAATCTGAGGAAGCTGAAATGGATCTCCAAGAAAAATGCAATATACATCATGAGTTAAAAGCATTTCTATCATAGATTTAGGTGCCATTGAAATTTCATCTACAACAACAATCTCATAATCTAAATACTTTTTAGGTTTACGGAAAAATCCTCCACCTGGACGCGGAAAACTGTCATATAATAATTTATGCAATGTCATAGCATTTTTATTACCTTTTTTTCTTAATACCTCAGCAGCTTTTCCTGTATAGCACGCATATGCAACATCTTCTGGATCTACATCAAGAAAGTCAATAATGAAACGTACTAATGTTGACTTTCCTG